AACCCGAACAAGCACGGCGACAAGCAGATTGCGTTGCTGGCAAAGATCATTCGCAACCAAGGTTGGCGTAATCCGATTGTCGTCTCAGCCGACTCCGGATTCATCGTTGCCGGTCACGGACGCTTGATGGCTGCCAAGGTGTTGAACGTGGAACAAGTGCCAGTGGACTATCAACCCTTTGACAACGAGGCAGAGGAGTACGCGCACTTGATCGCGGACAACCGCATCGCCGAGTTGGCCGAGGCGGACAAGAGCGAGCTGGCAAAGTTGGTGCGGGAACTTGAGGACAAGATCGACCTCGACCTCACCGGCTTCGACGCGCCGAGCCTTGAGGAGTTGCTGGCGACCAAAGAGGAGAGCCAAGTGGATGCCGAACCTAAAACGGACAAGGCAGCCGAGCTTCAGGTGAAGTGGAAAACCGAGAAGGGCCAACTGTGGAAACTCGGTGAGCACCGTTTGCTGTGCGGTGACAGCACCAACGCCAAGGACGTCGAGCGCGTGCTCGGAGATGACAAGGCGGACATCATGGTGACCGATCCACCGTACGGCGTGAACTACGATCCGTCGTGGAGAGCGGAAGCTGGCATGACGGTGAACGAGAACAAACTCGGCAAAGTGCAAAACGACGACATTGCCGATTGGACACCGGCTTGGCAGTTGTTCGATGGCGACGTGTGCTACGTCTACCACGCAGGTGCAAAGGCCGGAACGGTTCAGCAGTCGCTCGAAGATTCAGGGTTCAACATCCGGTCACAGATCATTTGGGCAAAGGACAAGATGGCTTTGTCTCGCGGCGACTACCACTGGCAACACGAGCCGTGCTGGTACGGAGTGCGGGATGGAAAAAAGGGCAACCGCACCGAGGACCGAACGCAGACTACCGTTTGGCAGATCGCTGCGCGTGAAGATTCCGGTCACGGTCACGGCACGCAAAAGCCGGTCGAGTGCATGGCGCGTCCGATTCGGAACCACCATTGCTCGACGGTTTACGAACCGTTCTCCGGCAGCGGCACGACGATCATTGCGTGCGAGCAACTCGATAAAAAATGTCGGGCAATAGAAATTGACCCGAACTACGTGGCGGTGGCATTGGAAAGATATGTGGATGCAACGGGCAAAGAACCGGTACTCTTAAATGCCAGAGATTGATCCGAAACTGGCGCAGAAAGTCTTGGACGCCGACTTGGCGAACATGGCCAAGCGCGTGCAAGAGGGGAAGAACCTCACGGCAAATCAGCGTGCCCACTTCCTGCAGGCAACCGGACAGATTGCGTTGCCGGAAAGTGGTGTTGCAAAGAACAAGGTCGAGCTTGCTGGCATCCTTGGTGTCACGAGGCAGACAATCTACAAGTGGCAAAAGCACGAGGATTGTCCCGTTCCAAACTCCGACGGGACTTACAACATCGCCGATTGGTTAGCGTTCATCAAACTGCACGGCCTCAAGGGTTCCGAGGACGACAGCGGGATGGATTTGCGCGACCGCAAGATGCTCGGCCAGTGTTTGAAGATCGAAGCGGAGCTCGAAATCCTGAAGGGCAACTGGGTTCCGAAGGAAATGGTGATGCGGTTTATGGAAGATGTGTTCACGGCTTGTCGCTCAAAGATTCTGCACTCGCAGATGGACGACAAAGCGAAGGACGAAGTGTTGAATGAACTCAAGCGACTCAAAGAAGAAGACCTCGGACTGGAAAAACGTACTGAAGGAACTGAAGGAGACATTTCAAGTGTGGTCTCCTCCTCCGAGACTGACAGTGACTGAGTGGTCGGAGCAGTTCCGACGACTCTCAACCGAGGCGAGCTCGATGCCAGGTATGTTCCGCATCGAACTTGCACCGTACCAAGCCGAGCCAATGAACTCGGTGATGGATCAGTCGGTGCAGTCGGTTGTGTTGATGTGGGCTTCTCAAACCGGAAAGACAGAAATCATCAACAACATCATCGGCTACCACATCGACCTCGATCCAAGTCCGATACTCTGTCTGCAACCGACACTCGAGATCGCGACCAGTTGGAGCACCGACCGCTTGTCGCCGATGGTGCGGGATACTCCTGTGCTAAAGAAACTCGTCGCCGATCCAAAGGCACGCGACAGCGGAAACACGAAGCTGCACAAGAAGTTCATGGGCGGTCACATCACGATTGCCGGTGCGAACTCTCCGGCGTCACTCGCGGCCCGACCGATTCGCGTTGTGCTGTGTGACGAGGTGGATCGCTACCCAGACTCGGCCGGAGGTGAAGGTGACCCAATCAGCTTGGCCCAGAAACGAAGCGACACGTTTTTCAATTCGGTTCACGTCATCACAAGCACGCCAACGATTCGCGGTGCGAGTCGTGTTGAAGCTGAGTTTGATCTGACCGATCAGCGGCGTTGGTTTTGTCCGTGCCCGCATTGTGGCGAACACCAAGTGCTCGGTTGGGAACAGGTGACTTGGGACAAGGACGAGGAAGGGAAGCATCTGCCGGAAACGGCGCATCTGCTTTGCACGAAGTGCCAAAAGAAGATCAACGACGAGGAGCGAGTTGAGATGGTGAAGCAGGGAGAGTGGCGGCCGACCGCACCGTTCAACGGCAAGCGCGGTTATCACCTGAACGGGCTGTGCTCATTGTTTCCACCACGCAAAGGCTACAAAACACGACTGCACCAAGCGGTTTCCCAGTTTCTGGACGCGAAACATCGAGGCATCGAATCGCTCAAAGCTTGGACGAATACCTTTCTCGCTGACACTTGGGAAGAGCAGGGCGAGACCGTCAGCGCGTCTCCGCTTCTTGCACGCTGCGAACCTTACGCTGGCAAAGTTCCCGAGGACGCCGTGGTGCTGACGTGCGGCGTTGACTGTCAGGATGACCGACTCGAGGCCGAGGTTGTTGGTTGGGGTTTGGGCGAGGAGTGTTGGGGTATCGAGTACAAAACCATCTACGGTTCGATTACCAATCCCGCCACCTGGAGTCAGCTTGAGCAATGGATAACACAACCGTGGGAACACGAGAGTGGAGTTCATCTGCGCGTTGCCTCGGCAATGATCGACACAGGTTATCAGTCGAAGATTGTGTACGACTTCTGCAAGCCGCGAGAGGTGAATCGGTTCTTTGCCATCAAAGGTGTTGCCGGTGCGAACCGTCCGATCGTGAGTCGGCCCGCTCGCAGCAATAGCGGCAAGGTTGCTTTGTTCAGTCTCGGAGTAGACTCGGCAAAGGAACTGTTGTACTCGCGCCTGAAGATTGACCAAGCCGGTGCGGGCTACTGTCACTTCCCAATCGGCAACGGATACGACGACGAATACTTCGAGCAGCTGACTGCGGAGAAAGCTGTGCTGCGAGTAAAGAACGGACAGAAACAACGGGTGTGGCAGAAAACACGGGCGCGAAACGAGGCGTTGGATGTGCGGGTGTATGCGTTGAGTGCGTTTGTGAACCTCAATGCAAATCTTGACCAACTGGCAAAGTCGCTAAAGGCTAAAAGCATCGATGAACGCAAAACTCAAACCCCGCAAGTCGACACGTTCCAAGCCATCAAGAACCGGCCGCCGCGCCGCCAAGGCTTCGTCAACAGTTGGAAGACCTGACGAGCTGAAGATTCTGAACCTGACCTACAAGGTCATCTTTTCCTCGCAGGAAGAAATGATCGTGAGCGGTACGATGGGGTTCTGTTCAGTCGACGCGCAGTTGATTGTTGTCGCAGAAGATCAAGCAAACGACGCGATGCAGGACACGTTTTTGCACGAGGTCATGCACGCGCTGACAGCAGCGTTTGATCTGAAGGAGAAAGACAAAGAGGAAAGCTTCGTGCGCAGATTGGCTACGGGCATCTGCACAGTGTGGAACGACAACCCGAAGGCGTTCAAGTGGTGGAGGGAGTTGGTTTAGTTGCCTTCAGCTTTCAATTCTTCACCTGTCTTGCCGCCGTGTTTGCGGAGGAGGTCGGTGATTTCGGGATGATCTTCGGCAAAATCTAGCGGTGTTTTACCCCTAAGCTCAGATGGACCAGATACGATCAACGCATTCACATCCGCACCCTTGGCAATTAGCAGTTCGACGATTTCCTTTTTACTTTGAGATGCACTACGACTTTGAGACGCAATATGCAAAGGAGTCTTGCCAGCAAAACCCTTTGCATTTACATCCGCACCTTTGGCAATAAGAAGTTCGGCGATTTCCTTGGTCTCCACCCAATGCAAAGGCGTCTGTCCAAGTCTTTCCTGCGCATTCACATCCGCACCCTCGGCGATGAGTAGTTCAACGATTTCCTTGTGTCCTTCACGAGCCGCAATATGCAAAGGAGGATATCCATCACCCCACATTTCATTCACATCCGCACCTTTGGCGATGAGTAGTGCGGCGACTTCCTTGTGGCCGCTGATCGCCGCACCATGCAAAGGAGTCCATCCCAACAGACCACCCATAGCATTCACATCCGCACCTTTGTCGATTAACAGTTCAGCGATTTCCTTGTGGCCATTATTAGCCGCAAAATGCAAAGGAGTCCCCACAGAATATCCATATTCATTCTTCGCATTCACATCCGTTCCAGCAGCCAAGTGCTGTTTCACAACTTCAATGTTCCCCTCGGCAGCAGCTTCGTGAATCGACATACGCGGCCCACACCCCACCAGCACCACGGCTGCAATTGTGATTAGTAGATGTTTCATTTCTCTTCAGCTTTCAATTTTTCAGCTGTCTTGCAGAGGTCACTCCGTCGGTGTGGTAGCCATTTTCT